CTCCTTTTCCATGTCTTCAAGCGAGGCATTAGCACGACCCAGAAGTTCTCTCTGCATTTGAGGATTATTAGCCTTTTGTTGCACATATCTTACCAGGTGACGCTTCATTTCTTCTGCACAATTAGAAGCTGCATTAGTCGTCACAAAGTCAGGAATGCCACGGGCATATTCTTCCCTAACTAATCGTCGAAGATCCTTGACAGATATTCGTGTAAGTGGAGGAAGCGCTTCTTTTTTCATCATTCGTGACCCGAATATACACCAGCTGCCAAAACAGCCATTTCGGCTATGTATTTTTCAAGAGCAGCCACAATATCAGACGCACATTCTTGTTGAGCTAGCACCATTGAGTCTTCATCAAAATCAGCTAACATTTCATAAACGCTACCAGCGTCGTCACCGGCGGCGAGTAATCCATGGCTCTTTAGAACCGAAGCGATATGCTTTAGTAACTCATTATCGAAATCTACGATACAAGCCTGTGCAGAGTCCATAGAGGTTTGTTCTAAAGCAGAAGAAAGTGAACCTGCAGACATGTCTTGCTCGAGAGGAGTTTCACCTTCAAAAAGATTTTTTTCGTTAAGAGAAGAAACTCGATTTAGTTTATTTGCTGCCTCCCAACCTTCTTTAAGGCCGCGCATCTCTTCTCTAATGATTTGTTCGATTCTTTCTTGTTGAAGTTGCTTTAGTTTCATAATACGCTCCAGTACATATCTATTCTGCATAATTCCTTATTTCTTTCTTCTTTTCTTCAATGTCATCAGATTCCCAGACAACGATGACAGTATATCCAGCTTCTTCTAACTTGTTTTTTCTTAATAAGTCTTGTTCTCGTTTTTCTGCTGCTGTAAACGATTGACCATGTAATCATATTCAATGGGTTGCAAAAGTTGCTTAGTTTGCGGATAAATAGCTCAACATTTTGACCATCCACAAGAAGCACAAGTCGCACAACCTTCTTTGTAGATAATTCCTTCAAGGCCGCAAGAACCGCAAATCTTGTCAGACTGTGACTTTGTTCCATCTGGGATGTAGGTCTTTAACACCCTGGAGATTGCCCTGGAAAAAGATTGCAAGCCACTATGTTTATCCTTTTGTAACTGCTCAACAGCATATTGAACAGGTACGCCATGACGAAGCGCCAGAGATAATGTTCGTGTCATCGCACCATGATTTGGATTTGCAAATAATTCTACAACGTCCTTGAACAATAGCTGATCATCATCACCAATTGGAATCTGGAGGTTATACGTTGCAACCCCATCCTTCTTCCCATTCTTGATCAGCGTACCTGTCTTGGCTTTCTTTGGAACTTCGACATGCTGTGAAAGGCCACAGAAGATCTCATAAGGTTTACCTTCGAGCAGTCCAACCAACACAAGGTATGATTCGTTGTCACTGCCTGACCTCACGTTAATTCTGTGAATATCACAGGTTAATTCCTTAGGCCTCTTAGGCGCATGATTTTCTACCATGGTATCAGGTTGTCCAGTGGCATCGACCTTCTTCTCTTCCTTCTTCGTCTCGGCCACAAGGACACCAGTTCTACAACCATCGCGATAAATGGTGACACCCTTACATCCAGTCTCCCAACCCTTCATATAGATGTCCTTAACGACATCGACAGAAGTCGAGTTTGGAATGTTAGTGGTATTAGAGATAGAATGGCAGATCCACTTCTGGGCTGCAGCTTGTAGATCGACTTTGGCAACCCAGTCGATCTCGTTAGCTGTACCGCCATGATATGGAGACTCTGTGACGTGTTCCTCGGTCTTATGATTGACCTCCATCCACTTCTTGAAAGCGTGGTGGTAAACCATGAACTCTTGCCACTTGTCGCCGAGCGGATCGACGAAGTCGACTCTGGTGTTTGGATCATCACCGTTGACCTTCTTGCGGCGCTTGTAGAAGAGCATGAACGCCGGTTCGATACCACTCGTCGTTTGCGTAAGAACAGAAACAGAACCAGCTGGCGCAGTCGTCGTTAGAGCGATGTTTCGGCGACCATGCTTCTTATAATCCTTTACGAGGTCGGGGTCTGACTCGAGAATTTGTTGGATGAACGGATGCTTCTCCTCAAGCTTGTGAGAAAAGACAGGGAATGCACCACGCTCTGCTGCCATCGTTACCGTCGAACGATAGGCAGATAGAGCCAACGCCTTATAGAGAGACTCTGTCATCTGGATAGAAATCTTCGAGCCGTAGACGAATCCCATCGCCGCTAGAGTATCACCAAGGGCCGTGATACCTAAACCAGTCCTTCTTCCACCAAGAGCTGCCTTCTTAATCTTGTTCCAAAGATCGAGCTCGGCTTGTTTGACTTCTTCAGGTTCTGGATCATTTTGGATCTTGGTGATAATCTTATCTACCGCCTCGATCTCCAGGTCGATCAAGTCGTCCATGAGTCTTTGGGCCTTGACAGCGACGTCCTTGAATCTTTCGTTGTCAAAAGCTGCGGCTGAAGTGAATGGATTTTTGACAAACTTATAGAGATTGACGAGAAGCAATCTGCAAGAATCGTATGGAGAAAGAACGATCTCTCCGCATGGATTTGTAGAAGTCGAACCATAGCCACAAGAAGCGTATGCCTCAGTTGGAGTTCTCTTCTTGACGGTGTCCCAGAAGAGCAAACCTGGCTCTGCGGAAGCCCAAGCTGCCTCGATGATCTCGTGCCAAAGTTGCTTGGCGTCTACCCATTCTTCGATAGAATGCTTAGCATCCTTCTCTACTGGGAACCTAAGGTGAGCTTTTCCGCCATCCTTCACTGCCTGCATAAACTCGTCAGTAAGACGGATAGAGATGTTAGCACCGGTAACCTTCTTAAGGTCTCGCTTGATATTGACGAACGTGCGAATTTCTGGATGGTGAACATCGATGGTCAACATCAAGGCACCACGACGACCACCTTGAGCAACCTCACGACAGGTATTGGAGAACCTCTCCATGAAGACGCCGATACCATCGGTGGTACGAGCTGCGTTGGCTGTGACGATACCCTTTGGACGAATCGTAGAGATATCGAAACCAACACCACCACGACGCTTCATGATCTGAGCTTGTTCTTGGTCGGCCTTAAGAATACCTGCGTAGGAATCATAAGGCGACTGAATGACGAAGCAGTTTGACAGCGATTGGTATTGGAAATCGTTACCAATTGCTGACATAGGAGAACCTTGGGGAACGACTGGTCCTAATCCCCTAGATTCCTTCGCTAGCTCTTCAATAGACATCCTGTCTTTTTGTGCGACGTCGAGGTGTTCGACGTCTGCTAGCAAACAAAAGATCTCTTTTTCAGAAAGAGGATTAGGATACTTGGCTTCGATCCTAGCAAATTCGTGGGCGAGGCGACGATGCATGTCGGAAGGAGTAAGTTCCAACAATTGTCCATTTGGATTTCTCAAGGCATATTTGTCTACGAATACGCTTGCCGCTAGTTCGTCGCCACTAAAATACTTCAAGGATGCCGTGAAAGCTTCGTCACGAGTAAATGTGTTCATTTGTTTCTCCAAGCTTAACGATTAGTTAAATAACTATAACTCAATGTCCCGCAACTGTTATTGAATTTGTCGATTCTTCGTGATGTTCTTTTCGCGAGGTTGAAAAATCATTTTTTAGTTCTCGCCATTTAGCGCGCAAGGCTTGTTTTTGCGCAGCTTCGTCGTCTAATTTGGTTTCTTCCATGTTGCCTGCCTGTCCGGCAATTTCAAATTTACTACGAGCAGTATCTATCTTGATTGGGAAAACCAAACCATCTCTACCTGCTCGATTCTTTGCTACGAATAGTCGTCCCCAACCTGTTGCCTTTTCGTGTGACTTTCTCGAGATAGATAGGACTACGTCTGCGACCATCGCCTTTCCATACGCTTCAGACATATTGCTAAGATCGACGACGTCGCTGTTAGAACCTTCTTTGTTTGATTGGGAAGCCGTCCAGACTGGAATACCCTTTTCGGACGCAAATCCTCTCAACTCTTCATAGATTAGTTTCAATTCGTGGCGCAACGAATCGTATTGTCTAGTCGAACGCATAATGTCGGCATAATCGATAACGATTAGGTCTGGTCTAAAACCCTTGACATCCAAGCGTTCGATGTGTGACCGAACTGTATAGATCGAAGCAGTGTTTGTAGGAAATTCCTTGATGATTAGTCTGCCAAGTTTCATTTCCTTGTACTTCTCGAGTACTTCTTCTTTTCTGTCGATGACTTGATTCGATTCCATGTCGCAAAGATTAGAATCGTATCGAACACCGACCGCTGTTTCTGACAACTCAAACGTGTAGTGCAAAACATTCTTACCTTGCTTCAAGGCATTTGCGCCGAGCATCGTAAGGAAGTGAGACTTACCGACGCCTGTAGCTGCTACGATAACGCCAATTTCGCCAGCGCCTAGTCCTCCATTTAGAATCTCTTTACGGTCAAGATCATCAAGACCTGTCGCGACGCAGTTTCGTTGAAGTCTAGTAAAACGAGCTTCATAATCTGCGAAGAAGTCGTGACCAAGTGCTGGCGCTGTTCCAACCAAAACAGCCTTTCGAATCGAATCGACGATCGATTCATACTTTTCGGCTTGCATTTGGTCGACTGCGTCTTCAAGCGCTGCCTTGAGGGCTTGCTTGCGACAAAAATCAAGCGACTTGTCCTTAACGAATTGTAGGTCGCCTGGATCTGGGTTCGCCTTCATACGCTGAAGGTATTCGATGATCTGGTCGCGGAGAATAGTGTCGGTACCGACCTTAAGATCTTCTCGAATAATTGTTACGAGAAGTTGTAGGGTTGGAAATACCTTGTATTTCTTAGAATAAGCAAAGTACCTGTCGGCAAGAAACTGGAGATACTTCAATTCGAAGTAAGACGAATCAAAAACCTCCATCATCTGCTCGGCCCATCGTGGATCCGTCAATAACGCTTGTCCAATTTTTTCTTGGAATGATTTACCGTACGTACCGAAAGTAACTTTGGTCGTCTTGTTTTCGTTGTCTAACATTGTGTTCTCTTAGTTATTTGAAGATCCAAGTCCATTTACACATCTAAAAGCATAAATGAATGCTTCGATGTCAAAGTCATTAACGCCTTCTTTAACCAGGGCCTTTATAAGGCCAATCCTATCGACGCGAGGAGCGAATGTATCGATGACATGTTGTACGCGCGAAATTTGATCTGCCGATAACATGCTACCATCCAGATGAACGAGTCGCCAATTTCTCTTAAGATCATGTTCACTCTCCAAAACGCGGCGATAAATAGTCGACTCGGAAGAATGCGAGTGACAAAAATCGATGACCTCTTGTAAAAGAATTTCAGAATCGTTACCAAGCATCGGAAATTTCGTAGCCGCAGTCTTGAATCCGATGCCTTTTATGCCCGGAACGTTATCTCCAACATCGCCGCACAATGCCTTGGCAATCGCAAAGTTGTGGGTCTTGATTCGATATTCTTCAAAAATATCCTCTGCAGTAAGCACGATCTTCTTATGCAACGAATAAATCTTCGTCTTTTCGTCCAACAACTGATACATGTCTTTGTCTGACGAAACGATGATCTTATTTTCTTGCCTAAATGGTCCTTTACACAAAAAAGCGACGATGTCGTCGCCTTCACAGTCAGAAACATAAATCTGGCAAGCTGGCGTAAACTTAAGCATTCCCAACAACGAAATCAGCTGATGTTTTCTGTTCTCTTCCGACTCAGGAATATCGTCGCCATAGAAGCGATTTAGCTTTTGGGCCTTACGACCCATCTTATATTCGGGGAATAAACGTCGACGGCGCTGTGAACCGCCACCTTCCCAGGCTACGTAGACGGCCTTAGGTTGAATCTCCGTTAAGATTCTTCCGAGCGTCTTCATAAACCCCATACATCCGCCCATTTGGTAACCATGGGCGGACATCGTTGGGTAAGCGGCCCAAGACCTAATAAAAAGATTTGCGCCGTCGACAATGAGTATTGGTCTGTCAGTCATCAAACACCAGTGCTTCCAAGGCCGCCTTCGCCACGAGCAGTATTCTCAATTAATTCTGCCTTTTGGAAGATGGCTTGAAAAATGGGGAAAAATAAAAGTTGTGCAATCCTATCGCCTTTTTTAATAATAAACTCCGATTGGCCTGAGTTGTGCAGAATTACCTTTATCTCTCCTCTATAGTCGGTATCGATGATTCCTGGTGCGTTCAACACCTGGATTCCGTTCTTCGCAGCTAGACCCGACCGCGAACACACCATTGCTCCAAAACCGCTAGGTATTTCAAGCCTGATTCCAGTCCCGACTGTTACGCGTGATCCCGAAGGAATAACTAGCTCGTCTGTAGACTTCAGGTCGCAAGCTGCAGAACCAGAAGTTTGGTACGCTGGAATCTGCGAAGCGTCGTCGGTTAAAACTTTAATCCAGATTGGGTTGGTAGGTCTTTCACTCATCGGTGCCTCCATCATCAGCAACGTTATCGTCAACTTCTGTCGGGTCTGCAGCAGGACCCGCTGTCATGGTTAAAGCTGCATCAATTACTTCCATAATAAAAGGACCGTGAATATTGTCTTTCATCAAGGCTCCGAAGTCGTTCTTATAGAACTTCTTTTCTACCACAACCTCGCCAGTCTTTTCATTGACAACGCTAAGTTCCTTCCACGCGCCTTCGCCCGAAATATTAATGGTGTGACCCTTGCGCTTGACGGGACCGTTCTCCTTACAATGA